TTTTAGGTGAAGGTAAATACGTACCTCATATGAATAGTATTTATGCTGGCTTAGGTATACCTCCGACACTAACAGGAACATTCGGGGCTGCTGGAACAACAAATAATTTTATTAGCTTAAAAACTCTCACACAAAGACTACAATATGGTAGAGATATACTTGTTTCTTTCTGGGAAAAAGAAATAGAATTAGTACAAAAAGCAATGGGATTTAAATATCCAGCTAAAATTGAATTTGATAGAATGGATCTTAGTAATGAAGATACTGAAAAATCACTACTAATACAATTAGCAGATAGAAACATTATCAGTGACGAACTAATACAAACTCGATTTGGGTTTGACCCAGATATGGAAAAGAGCAGGCTTAATAGAGAAAATAGAGAAAGAGACTCTTCTAGAATGGTTAATAAAGCCGGTCCATGGTTTGATCCAGATCCTGATGCAGCCTTAAAGAAGATAGCATTACAAACCGGTGTTGTTGCTCCTAGTCAGGTCGGATTGGAACTCGAAAAGAAAAAAAGTAGTGAAAAATCGGCTTTGGACATGAAAACTCCATCTTTGTCTGCACCTTCAACGAAGTTGGCAAATGATTCGCCAGAATCATTGCCAGGAGTACCAGGACAAGGTCGCCCCAAAAATTCCAAGGATTCACAACAACGTAAAACAAAAGTTTTTAAACCACAGACTGGCGCTAAGCTTCTTTTATGGGCAAGTGATACCCAAGACAAGATTAGTCAAATAGTAAACCCGGTATTGTTACAGTTCTTTAATAAGAAAAACTTAAGAAGCTTATCTAATGAGGAAGTTAAAGAACTAGACTCTATCAAAACCAAACTACTATTTAATCTACAACCATTCACAACTATTAGCACAGATATTATTTTACAGTCTCTTAACGATATAGATAGTTCGCCCGAAATAATTCAAGCTTACAGTAGCTGGTTAAAAGAACTAAAATTAGATCTTAATAAAGATTTAACAGTAGACGAGCTAAAACAAGCAAAAGCTTCATTCTATTGTATGGTGTACTCCTTGGTATAACAAAAAGAGGTATAAATTATGCAAATATTTAAACAAGAAATTGAAGACGGTCTAGAACACCAGATATCATCTTCTGCATCATTTTCTTATGCTTCTATTGCAGAACCCTGCCTATTAAATAAACCTAATCTTACTAACATCAAAAGCCTTGCTTCTTTTAATGATTCTGACTTATATTATGTTCAGTCTATTTTAGTAAGTTCGTCATGGAATAAAAATGACGATATTTTTGAAAAGGGTGAAGTCTGGATGGCTAGAAAAACACCAGAAGACAAACCTACTAATCTTGAACATGATGAAGGAACAATTATAGGACATATTACTAGTAATTGGCCAATCACAGAAGATGGTAATATTATACCAGAAAATATAGATATTAATAAGTTGCCAGAAAAATACCATATTTTAACAGGGTCTGTTATCTATAGAGCATTTACCAATCCTGAACTCAAAGATCGTGCAGAAAAATTAATATCTAGTATAGAGTCCGGTAATATGTTTGTTAGTATGGAATGCTTTTTTAAGGGATTTGATTACGGCATAACAGATAAAACTACAGGAAAATATAAAGTTTTAGCCCGTAATGAAAATACAGCATACTTAACAAAATATCTTAGATCATATGGTGGTGCTGGAGAACATGACAATTATAAGATAGGTAGAGTATTAAGAAATATAACATTTTCTGGTAAAGGCTTTGTTGAAAAACCTGCTAATCCAGATAGTGTAATTTTTACAAAAGACATTATTGATAGATTATTAGATAAAAAAAATGATAATTTGTCAAATTCAGGTGTATTTAACAATCAGTCAACCTCTAATGTGGAGAATAGCAATATGAGTGATAATACAGAAGCATCCGTACAAGCTACCGAAACAGCTCCTGAATTTAATGTTCAGGGTCTACAAGATCAAATTACAGAATTACAAACACAGGTAGCTGCTCAGGCAGAAACAATTAGAACTCTAGAAACAGAGAAGCAAGAAGCAGCAAAAAAAATTAAGGATGAAGAAGAGAAAATGAAAGAAGAAGCTGCTAAGAAAACTGCTGAAGACGAAGAAGAAAAGGCTGTAAAAGAAGAAGCAGCTAAAAAATTAGCTGAAGAAATGACCAATAAAGAAGAAGAAATGAAAAAGGTCAAATCTGAATTAAACACAGCTCTTGAAACTATTGCTGTATATAAAATGAAAGAAGAAGAAATGGCGAAGAAAGCAAAGAAGATGTCAAGAAAAGCTTCTTTACTCTCTTACGGTTTTGACGACAATTCTGCTGAAGCTACAGTGGAAAAGTTTGACAATCTTTCTGATGAAGCTTTTGATGCTATGACATCATTATTTGCTGGCAAAATGCCACCATGGCTCAACAAAGACAAGAAAGACGAAGAAGAAACCGAAACCAAGAAGGAGTCAAAAAAGGCTTCTGTTGAGGATACGGTAGACGCTGCTGTTCTTGATAGTGTCGAAGTTGAACCAACTGTAAATCTTAGCGTTGGTAGCGATGAGGTTTCCTCAATCGATTCCACTCGCGCAGAATTAGTTGAATTTGTTTGTGCTAGACTAGGTAAAAAACTTAATAAGGGAGAATAACATGGCTCTTAAAGCAGATCGTATTGAACTACTCACAGATATTTCCTTTTTCATGAACACAACTGCCGAACGAGGCGGCGTGGTATCTGCTGTAACAAGCGGTTCAGGCGTAGCTATGGACGACGCTAACAGCGTAGTTGCATATGCAGCCACCGTCAGCGGAGCCAAGCCTCTAGGCGTTTTGCTAAATGATGTTGTAAACTATGACCTAACCAGACAGCACATTAACTGGCACAGAGACGAAGTGCAAGTTGGTGGCAAGGTTGTCCTATTGCGTCAGGGACAAGTAACAACAAACATGCTTGTTGGTGGAACTACTCCAGCAGCTGGTGTTGATGCTTATGTTGGCGTTAGTGGTCTAGTTGGTACTTCCAGCACCAACAGTGTTAAGATCGGCCAGTTCCTTGGTAGCAAAGATGCTGATGGTTATGTTAAACTATCTGTAAACATTACTTGATTAAAGCTTTAATAAGGGAGAAAAAAATGTCAGCTAATACTAAAACTTTTACACCTACACCAGAACTAACTGATCTTTTGGTTCGCTCTGGCTCACCTAATAGGGAAGTAGCCCTAGCTGCTAACTCTGAGTTTGCTAAAGCTCTAGAGTTACCACTAAGGCAGGCTCTATTAAGTGGCGACATTCTAGATGGTATTTTTGAGCCAATTCAATTAGCTCAAAGTGCTACTCCAGAGTTTCCACTAGATTTCCTTGCTCCTGGCACCGAAAAAGACTTCGTTGCTTATACTATCCCTAATCACGGACAGATTCCAGAGCGTCATGTTGAAGGCGATTACGTCATGGTTCCCACCTACGACATCGGTGCTTCAATCGACTATCTCCTAAAGTATGCTCGTGATGCTCGTTGGGACGTAGTTGGTCGTGCTATGGAAGTTCTTGAGTCTTCATTCGTAAAGAAGATGAATGACGACGGTTGGCACACACTAATGGCTGCTGGCGTAGATCGTAACATTGTTGTATACGACGCTGACGCTTCTAGCGGACTGTTTACAAAGAGACTAGTAAGTCTTATGAAAACAGTTATGCGTAGAAACGGCGGTGGTAACTCCGCTAGTAATAACCGTGGTTTGCTAACCGATCTTTATGTTTCTCCAGAAAGCATGGAAGATATTCGTAACTGGGGTATCGATCAGGTTGATGAGACAACACGTAGAGAAATCTACACTGCTGCTGATGGTACACTAAACCGTGTATTCGGCATCAATCTCCACGACCTTGACGAACTCGGTGAAGGCCAAGAGTATCAGCTATTCTATAGCGATATCCTAAGCGGCTCACTACCAAGTGGCAAGAACGAGGTTGTTGTTGGGCTCGATCTCCGCAAGAGAGACAGCTTCATAATGCCAGTTCGTGAACAGGTTCAGATCTTCGAGGATGATACACTTCATCGTCAGAAGAGAGCCGGTTTCTACGGCTGGGCTGAGCAAGGCTTCGCTGTACTAGATAATCGTCGAGTATTGCTCGGCGCCCTATAATCTGCAGCCAAAAGTATCTTTTGAAATAAGGGCTGAGAATTTCTCGGCCCTTTTTCTTATACTTAACTAGATTTTATGCCTTGACTAAACAAGGTATTGCTATACAATAAGTAAACAAAGGAGCTTTTATGATAAATGAAGAAAAAACTTTTGCAAAATACGGATACAAATCTAGTGATCTATCTGTAGGATCATCTAAAAAGATTATTGTTATTTGTGATTATTGTCAGGAATGTCTTGAAAAGCCATATAAAATGAGGCTAAATCAAAATAAAGAACTAAGCAAAGACTGCTGTCTAAAGTGCAAATTTAAAAAACGAGAAGAACTTAGTTTGTTAAAATACGGAGTTAAAAACTCATCTCAAAGAAAAGACGTTAAAGATAAATTATGCAACTATAACATAGAAGACCATAAAGACGAGATACTTACTTTATTAGATACAAATTTTAGTATATCGAATATTAGTGAAAAAATTGGTATACCCATTACCTCATTAAATAGATACCTTAAATCTATCGGCGTTGATACCAAAGGAGATTTACAAGAAAAAAAGAACAAAACTCTGGAGGAAAAATATGGAAAAGACCATCAGCAAAAAATACTAGCTAAGCGTATAGAAACCAACAATCAAAAGTTTGGATGCTCCAATCCTTTTGCTAATGAAGACATTAAAATTAAAATTACCGAAACTATGAAAGTAAAATATGGAACAGAGCACCATATGCAAAATCCAGAAAAAATTCAGCAAGTTAAGGAAACTAATTTAGATAAATACGGAGTAACTAATGTTAGTCAGGTTCCAGAGTTTAAAGATAAAATAAAAAATACCAACCGTAGCAAATACGGCTACGAACATGCTACACAAAATCCTGACATAAAAAATAAGATAGTTAATACTATGGTTCTTAATGGTAATGCTAGATTGTTTGAAGGTAATAATGCGTATTTTTGGGCAGAAAAAACAGGCTATTGTCTAAGTAGATTTAATCAGCTGATTAGAGAATATGGTTTTGAAAATGCTAAAAATATGTATCGTACAGACAGCTATACTAGCTTAGAACTAAGATTTAAAAGCTTTCTTGATGAATACCAAATAACTTATACTAATCATCAAAGAT